GACTCGACATCGAAGAAGTCAGTTCTTTTAACGTTAAGCTTCTTGGTATAAAGCACCAGGGCATGAAGGTGATAATTACCGTCTTCGTGGGTCTCTTGGCCGATAAGCAAGTAGTCAACCCGTCCTTTGCTATTAAGAAACTCTGATAAGGTCTCTTTGGAAAGCGGGCATTGGGAATAGGTGAGGAAGAAAGACTTTGCATTAATTCTGAAATTACTGGGCATACCCCGGTAGCGTCCAACTAAACCTCTTTTATAGCGGCGTCCAAAGTCCCCTCTACTTTAACATTGCAGAGGGGACGACACCCCGGTAACATGGGTTATAGTAATCGACGTAATAACTACTACTCTATGGCTGGAAGAGCAGCAGGCATGGCAGCTAATTACGGCATAAAGAAGTTAGGAGAAGTTGCAGCACGACGTTTTAACAACTATATGTCTCGAGGTACTCAGACTAATGGTTCAAGACGTGTTAATCGTTCTAAAATTGTCGGTTCATTAACTGAACAGAAAGATGTTACCAATTTATATCGTCGAAAGCGGGCACCACGCAGAGTCAGACGACGTGCACGTAGGTTCGCAGGCAAGGTGAACTATGTTATTGATCGTGGATTGGGAATGAAGACTTGTGTAATTCCAAATTCTTCGCAGGTAAGTTGGTCTCCCACAGGTTATGCAGATGGACAGAACAGTATTGGTATTACAATGTACGGCTATAACGTGAATACGTATGCTAGTAACACAGATCCTGGAAATGGTGATATTCCTTGGATATTTGCCAGAGAGAATGGGGCGTATCCCACAGGCAGTTCAGGCACTCGTAAGCTCAGATTCCGAAGTTGTTGCATTGATTACTCAATTCAAAATACTTATGATGAAGGTGTTTACTTGGACATATACTTTGTTATTGCAAGGCAGGCAGCAGGCAGTTCTTCAGATCCAGCAGTTGTTTGGAATAATGGTCTAGCAGAGCAGTTAGCAGGTAATATGCCCTCAGCAGTGACTACTAAGGACTTCTATGGGGTAACTCCATTTGATGCACCAGGGTTTGGTAGATTCTGGACAATCAAGTCACGTCGTCGTGTGTTTATTCAGCCATCGGAGATATATTCTTTTCAGCAACGTGATGCAGCCAACTACTATTTAAATATGGATGATATTCTTGACTTACGTGTTAAGAAGTATATTACTGAAGGAGTATTGTTTGTGTTTCACAATCCTTTTGTGGATAGTGTTACTACACCAGGAACAGATGTCCCAGGAGGTGGACAGGTACAAGTGTCTTATGTTAAAACATATCATTACTCAGAGGTGAGTGTGAATCAAGATACTATTGGAAGTTAAACTAATAAATAATGAGTTTTTCCCCAGGGGAGTAGTCGGACGTGACCCCCACGATAAGGGGGCACGGCTGACTACACATTTTAGGTTTGGTTTATTTGAGTCCAGTCGAAGCATAGATCTACTTTCGTAATTCTACGCATAATAGCTTCATCGTGATTTAGAAATATCACATCATTACTCAGAAAACATTTGGGAGTTCCAGCAGGTAAATTTACTACTGCATATCGAATGTGAACTTGTTGGGGATGGAAGCGATCCACTAAGTCCAGTTGAGCAGCCCGGTGAAGGTGAGTGAAGTTCATGTCGTCGAACACAATGCTCTTGTGGAATCCACTTCTGAATTCGCGCAGTGTATCCAGATGCCTCACGAATAATAATGGCCTCGGCATGAAGGTCAGTGCCCAAGTTGTTTTGCCGATTCCTGACGGTCCCTGTATCCACAGTGAAGTCATATCCGTTACGGGACGCAAGTTCAACAAAGTTTCGGATGTAATCACTCCAGACGTTACGTAATTCTCTGAAATTTGATTTGGAGATGCATCTCGAAGGGCTTTTAGGAATGCCTGATTCGCATACATATAGGGAACCTACATTAGGATAGATGGATACTTTTTTCTTGCGACATATATTATAGAAATCCTCCTCCCCTGTACTCCTAGCCAGATCATAAATATTATCAGTCTCGGAAGTTTCAGTGATCAAATTCGAGATTTCAAGGGGACTTTTATCCTCTTTGCGAATATAGGACTTTGAAGCAGGAACAGATCGAGGGGATTCGATTTTAGGATGATAGGACTCGACATCGAAGAAGTCAGTTCTTTTAACGTTAAGCTTCTTGGTATAAAGCACCAGGGCATGAAGGTGATAATTACCGTCTTCGTGGGTCTCTTGGCCGATAAGCAAGTAGTCAACCC